CAAGCACCTGGACGACGTTTCTGGGGTCGGAGAGGATTGGGCCCAGCGCATGCGAAGCGCGGGGATCAAAACGCCCGGTGATCTAGCGGACGCAGACCCCGGCGACATTCTGGAGCTGGGCGACGTCGAGGAGTGGCGCGTGGAGGACTGGATCGAGGCAGCGTCGGAAATGTCCGGCAACGATTCGGAGGGAAATACAGCGCAGAGCCGCAGCGAGGGTCGCGCGTGCGAGGGGCAGAGCGGCGCGGAGAGCGCCTCCAGCGACGCCCAGGGGCCGACCCCTGGGGGCGAGTTCGAGGAGCTGTACGAGGATCTGACGGCGAACCAAAAGAAAGTCGTGCAGGAGTACCCATTTCACGCCACGAAAGCGGACGCGGCGCGAGCCGTTGGCCTGTCGCCCTCCTGCGTGTATTCGTGGCCGAACGTCGTCTGGGAGGCTGCGGAGGCGCTTCTCGACCAGCGAGCGCAGGGCATCCGGCAAGGCATGTCAGCCCTTTCGCCTGCGGCGATCGACGTTCTGCGGCGCGCTCTGGACGCGGAGGAGGACGTCTCCCGCGTCGAGGCAGAGAGCGCACAGTATCTGATTGACCAACTGGAGGGCAAGGCGACACGCAAACAGGAGGTCGAGCACTCTGGGGGAATCGACGTGTCGGACCAGGAGGGCGCGGAGATCGACGAGCTCCTGTCGCACCTGGGCGACGAGGAGTAACGCCGCGAAACTCGCTTTCGAGGCGGGTTTCGGAGTTGCGTGCTTCACCCATAGAGCGAAACTCAACGCCGAAACTCGCCCGAAAACCGGGCATGTTGGGCCGTTTCGGGGGAAGTTTCGGCCTCTGTTTCGTGCCAGGACCTCGAAAGCGAAACTGCGAAACCCGGCGAAACGCCCCGAAGCCAAGGGGGGCAGCCCCCAGGGGCACGGGGGACCGGGCGAGACGCGATCGGCCTGGGCGAAAGTCGGCGGGGGTGGGGCCCCAAGATCGGTCCCGCTGGGGGTGGGGCCGGGTCGCTCAAAAATTTTGCACAACTGAGATCCGAACCGATGCCGAAACGGAGCCGCACCACGTACCAGCGCAACGCGGCGCGCGTCAAGGCGCTAACGAGCCGCGGAGCCTCGACGCGAGAGATCGCGGAGGAGCTGGGCTGTTCGACCTCGACCGCGGCGCGATGCAAGCGAAACGCCCAGGAGGACCTCGACGTCTCCCGGCAAACCGACGAGCGCGCGTGACACACTCGCAGTGGATTGACCGGGTTCTGGAGCTGCGGGAGGCCCTGTCGGGGCTCCCTGCGGAGGAGCGCGCGGAGGCGCTCTCTGGGCTCCCTGCGAGGGTCAAAAAGAAAGCCCTACGCTCCCCCTACCTCCTGGGGCGAGACAAACAGGTCGAGGCGCTCACGAGCGACGCCGACACGGTTCTCATGCTCGCGGGGCGAGGGTTTGGGAAAGGCTGGACCGGGGCGCATTGGCTCCTCGATCGGATCGAGCGGGGGCACCGCGCGACGGCGATCGTCGCGGAGACAGCGGCAGACGTCCGCGACGACGTCGTCGAGCCTGCGGAGAAAGGGTCGGGCGTCGTGGAGTTCGCGAAAAACCGCGAGCTGGAGCCCAACTTCAAGCGGAGCGAGTCGAGGATCGAGTACAAAGCGCCCCACGGGGCCGCGCGGTCGCAAACGTACAGCGGCGACGCGGGAGGCGAGGACCTCCGCGGGTTCTCTGGGAGCGTCGCGTGGATCGACGAGCTCGCGAAAATGCGGTACGCGCGGAGCGTCTGGGACCAGATCAACCTCACGCTCCGCGAGGCGAGCGGCGACCTCTCCTCCCAGCTCCTGGTCACGACGACCCCCAGGCCCACGCCGCTGATTCGAGAGCTCGTCGACGACCCCCAGGTACACGTCATTTCTGGTTCCAGCTGGGAGAACCGGGCGAACCTCGACGACAGGTTCGCTCGTCGCTTGGAGAAACTGGAGGGAACCAGATTGGGGCGGCAGGAAGTCGCCGCGGAGGTTCTCACCGGGTCGGGCGACCTCTGGGACTACGAGGACATAACCCGCGCCGCGAACAGGCACGACCTCCCCGACTTTACGCGGGTTTGCATTGGCCTCGACCCCTCGATCTCCAACTCGACGCAGGAGGGCACAGACGAGGCAGGGATCGTCGTCGCGGGGCTGGGCACCGATGGGGTCGCGTACGTCCTCGCGGACCTCTCCGGCGACTACACGGTCGACGAGTGGGGCGCGGTCACGACCGCAGCGTACGCAGGGGACCCGTCCCTCGCGAGGGAGTACCTCCAGGGCACGGTACGGGAGGAAGTGGGGCGCGCGATTTCTCAGGAGTACCCCTGGAGGCGCGCGGACGTGATCCACGCGGAGGTCAACCAGGGCGGGGCGCTCGTCGAGCAAAACATACAGAGCTTTGGCTCCCACGCCGCAGTCAACGCGACGCACACGACACAGTCGAAGCGAGTCCGCGCGGAGCCTGTCCACCACTTGTATCAGCGGGAGGGCCCCGCTGGGCCTATGGTCCAGCACGTCGGGGCCCTCCCCGACCTGGAGGACCAGTTAACCAGTTTTCAGCAAGACGGGGACAGCCCAGACCGCGCGGACGCGCTCTGCTACGCGGTACAGGAGCTCCTCCTGGGCGACGTCTCCGCGCTTTCGAGCGACCACGTGATCCCAACCGACTAACCTCTCCAGACAGAGGCCCTCGTTATGGCACACTACGACGCGACAGACGCCCATTTCGACCGTAACGCCCAGACGTGGCGCATGATCGACCGAATGTTTTCGGGCGAGGGCGCGACGCGAGAGCTTCTCCGCGGCGCGTTCGAGTCGCGGCGCGCGTTCCAGAAGCGCCGGGAGCTCGCGGACTGGCGGCCCTACACCCGCGACCTCGTCGGTCGCTTGTCGGGAGAGCTGTTCACGAGGGCGGGAGAGATCACTCGCGACACGGTCGTTTCGGACTCGTACCTCTCGCGGGTCGGCCCCTCCCAGGAGTCGTACATGGTCCAGCTTATGCGGCTCGCGGACGTCCTGGTCGCGTACGACGAGGCGATCGTCGTGATGGACCCGGCCCAGGGCCTCCGCGTCGTCGAGCCGCAGCACGTCCCCCGGCACACCGCAGATGCAATAACGGTCCAGGGGACCCGCGACGATCCCGACGCGGGAATCGAGGAGGACCAGCAGAGCGTCAAGGCCTGGACTGTGTACTACGACGACAGGTACGAGGTCTGGGTACGGGACACCACAGAGGACGACCAGGAGGAGCGCCTCGTCGAGTCGGGGCGCTACTACGACGAGGACCCCAGCTGGAGTTTTAGCGCGGGCCCCCCAGCCGTTCGCGTCGAGCTCCCCTGGAGCGTCTCGTTTGGGGAGGCCGTCGCGAGAGCGCACCGATCGCTGTATCGGCTCGAAAGCAAGTACGACAGCGCGCTCGAAAACAGCCTCCAGGGGCTCCTCCAGATCGCGACCGGGGGCGACGACACGGTAAAGGAAACGATCGAGAGCGCCCTAAAGTCGGGGGCGATCGCGGTTCCCTACGATAAAGACCACGGGGAACACAAGCCCGTCAACGTCGGGACGGAGGGCCTCTCCCCGGCAAAGGACCAGCTGGAGCGCAAAACCAGGGAGCTCCGAAAGACCGCGTACGCGAGCCTGGAGGAGGCGTCTCAGCGAATGACCGCGACGGAGGTGGACTCCCGCACGCGGAGCGGCCCCGTCGCGGCCCTGTCGCAGCTCGCGGAGACGGTTCAGAGCGCGGAGGAGCAGATCCTCCAGGTTGTCGCGGAAGCGGAGGACGCGCGGCGCGCGGAGGAGGACCTGGAGCCCAACGTCGACTGGCCCACCGACTACTCCCACGCGTTCGACGACAGCGACGAGGGCCTCGTTAAGGATCTGTTCGGCGCGCTGGACCTCCCGGTCGACGTGGACACAGCCGCGGAAGCGGTCGCCGCGCGGGTCAAGTCCGCAGGGATCGACCCCGACACCGACGCGATCCGCGAGGAGATTCGCCGGAAGCGCGACCGGGAAGCCCAGGCCGAAAGCGCGAGCGGAGGCCTCCTGTAACTCAAGCCAACCCACACGCCTATGCTCGACCTCGACTCCCATTCTGTTTTCACCAACGGCGCGTACCTCCTCCCCGCGGTCCCCGCGGCCCTCCTGGGGCCTGTCGTTGGGGGCGTGGTCACGGGCGCGGCTCTGTGGCTCGCCTGGGGCTCTGGGCGCTACCACACGACGTACAGCCGACAGGCCCAGGGGGAGGACGTCGCCGCGATGCTCACGTACCTGTCGGCGCTTTTCGCTGCGGTCCTGTCGCCCTGGAGCGCCTGGGCGCTTCTCCTCCCGGTCGCCGCGGCCCCGCTCCACGAGCGGTACGTCTGGGCGATCGACTCGTACGTCGTGGTTCCGCTATGGATCGCCGCGACGCTGGCCGCGCTTGCTTTCCAGGCGGGGCTCCTCGCGGCGGCTCTGCCGGGGGCGCTGGCCCTCGCTGGGGGTTCGATCAAGCTCGCCCAGCCGGGGCCACGAACGCGCCTCCATTCGCTTTGGCATTTGTTCGGGGGGCTCTCTGCGGCCTCTGCGCTTTTTGCTCTCGTGTTGTCGTGAGGTGGAGAGGATAAAAAGACGGGCGAGGGTTCGGATCTAAAGTTTACCCGTACAGTACAGGCACACACACGCTTTGCCTACATCTGCCGCTCGCTATGGAGCAATTTGTTGGGGGCGCGCTCTGGCACCGTGACCCGAACGCGCTGGACCAGACGACCGCAGGCGCTCCAGCCTCCGCGAGTACAGTCGCCGCGATCGGTACGGCCCCCGCTGTGAACGTAGCCCCAACCGGGCTCGCTCCGTTTGGAACTGCGGTCGCAACGGAGGGAAAGTCGAGCGTCGACGAGGTCGGCACGGACGGGGCCCCAGCAACTGCGACGGCTACCTCGACCCAGGGCTCGACGAGCTCCGACAGCGTGTTGGCGGCAGGCGACCCCGCGGTCGCGAGCTGGGGCGTAGCCCTGGGCGCGAGGAGCGCAACGAGTGGGGTCACGGTCGACGGCGACCCCGCGGTCGCGAGAGCAGTCGCGACGACAGGCGACGCGTCGGCAAAGATTACAAACATCGACATTGAGCGCGCGGAACTCGTCTTTTAACCTCCTCGACCTATGGGCCGCGGAAAAGAGATAACGCCGCAGACCGACAGCGACACACAGGTTACAGTCGGGGACTCTGTGGTTCTCGCCTGGACCCTCGACGCCCAGGTCGATCCGAACTACCTCACGTTCACCGTGTACGGGGGAGGCCGCAAACTAGAGCTCTCTGGGAGCGACCTCACAGAGGAGCGCGTCGAGCGAAGCGGGGAGCTTCTCTGGAGATACTCCGTCGAGGTCGAAATCCAGTCAGTTTTCGAGCAGGTAAAGTTTCAGCTCGACAACCCGCAGCAAGAAAGCACCGACACCGCTTTTTTCAACGCAACCCCCACGCTGGGCTAACCCATTATGTCTGTCACGTTTGCGAAAGGTTTTGAGGAGATCCTGAAACAGAGCCTCGACCTCGTCGGGTCGGGAGACGTCGTCGCGGTTCCAATGTCGAGCTCGTACACGCCGGACCCCGACAACCATACTTTTATGTCGGATGTAAACGGCGACGAGCTCAACGCGGACGGCTACATCGGAGGGTTCGGTGGGGCGGGTCGGCTCACGCCGACAGGCCGTGTCCTACGCGTCGACAACGCCGACAACCCCACCCGCGTCGAGTTCGACCACGACGACTTTACGCTCGCGGACATTGGGGGAGGGGTGTCGGACAATAACGACACGCTGGGAGGATTCCTTTATATCGAGGAGCGCACGAGCGACGCCGACAGCCCCGTGATCGGGTTCGACTCGCTACAAGACGACCGCGCCACGAACGGGAGCGATATTACTCGCTCGACCGCTGGGGACGGCGCGTTTTACGTTGAAGTTGGATAACTTCTTTGGGCCATGCCGTACCGCTTTTCAGATCACTTCTACGTTACTCAGCTCTCGTCGGAGATCACGAGCTCCGCGACGACGATCACGGTCGACACCCTTTCCGCGACGTTCGCAGACGACGTTCGCTCTGGGGGCGAGTACCCTCTCCGTATCGGTCGAGGAGAGGCCCAGGAACGTGTTCTCGTGACCGGGATCGCGGACGAGGCGAACAACAAACTCACCGTCGAGCGAGGCGTCGAGTATGGGGCCTCTAGTCACAGCGCCGGGGCGCGGGTCGCCCACGCGATGCCTGCGGGGACAGCGACCCGTATCAACGCGATTGGTGATGCCCTCCGCATACAGGAGGGGGGGGATACCGTCGAGCACCTCTACCTCCCAGAGGACGGCAAGATGTGGCAGGACTCCGCGCAGACGACTCCTGTGGACACAAGCGCCCTCCCGCAGCCGCTCGGGGCGCTGGAGGATCAAAGCGGCAACCACGTCGCCACACAGTCCACGACGGCGAACAAGCCATCGGTGAAAGAGGACGCGCAAGGCCGTCTCTACATCTATTTTGTCCCGAACGAGGACTTTCTGGAGACGACGGTAACGACGCCAACCGCAACAAAAGTCTCGACCATCCCCGGCGTGGGAGCCTTTAGCGCGGAAGTAGACCGGTCGATCAAAGGCCGCACCAACGTAAGGATTCAAAGCACGACCGCAGGCGCACTTGTGCGCTCAGGCACCTACTCGCAGGACGCACGCGGCGATTGGGCCTCTGCCCTCGACCAGCGCGGCAAAGACGTAGCAGACAATGTCACCTCATTCAAGGACTACTTCCGCGGCGAGCCACTCGTGGATTACGACGCCCACGCGCAGGACACATCCAGCGTGACGGACATGGGCAACATGTTCCGAAACACCAGCGTCAGCGACCTCTCGCCCCTGTCGGGATGGGACACCTCCAGCGTGACGGACATGCGCAGGATGTTCCAAAACACCAGCGTTAGTGACCCAAGCACGATCTCAGGGTGGGACGTGGCGAACGTCACCGACTTCACGAGTTTCTTGGAGGGCGCACCCCTCGACTCCGCAAAGACAGGCGACATGTTGGACGGCTGGACCGATGGCTCGCCCAACACCGCCGCAGACCTGCAAACCGGGGTCACGCTGGGGATTCAGAACGCGGACTTCTCGCAGATGGACACAGGCGGCCAAGACGCAGTAAACGCGCTCTGCTCGAATCAGAGCTGGACGATCAACGCCACCAACGCACCTGCCGACTGCTCATAAAGACACCTTGACTTGATATGCCCGACTGGACCGACAACAAACAGATCGCCATTCCCGCCTCGCATAAAGCGGAGGCCAACGCCGTTGCGGAGGTGATCGACCCCGACATCGGGGGCGATCAAACCTTTCGCGGAGAGGCGACCCACAGCGCAGACGGCACGGCCCCCGCTACGCACATCGTCGCGCACACGCAACTGCGGCCCGACACCTACGACCTGCTCGCGCAGGGCAGTCCCGAGCAGATCGCGGATGCCGTGCAAGCAGACAGCGACACGGGCCTCGACCGCGCCACGCTGGAAACCGTGGTGGAAGCGATGGAGATTGAGGCGGGGTACGAGGAAGTGATGGAAGTCGAAACGGCTCTGAACGGATCGGTATAGGCTACGCATTAGAACGCGCCTGGAAGGCATACACGAAGGATGCAGGCGACGACGTGGTATGGTCCAACTGGTTCTACCCCTTGGCTGCGCTCGGCGCACAGAGCCTCACAGCCGCCGTGACGGCCGCCGTGACGGGTACGGCCCTCGCCTTCGGAAGCGGGGCTTATCATGCGGTGTACTCCGATTACACGCAACGCCTCGACACGACGGCGATGATGGGCTACCTGTCCAGCGTGACGGGGTGCCTCGTCGTGGGGTGGCTCGGGGCCGTGCTTGCCGCCGTGGCATACCCGTTCTACTGGCTTGTAGAGACTGATTCGCAGATCCACGTCCCGGCGTGGTCGGCGGTTGCACTTTCCATCGTCACAGTCAAAGCCGGATGGTGGGCGCTGGTGCCGCTTGGGCTCTTCGCGGCAGCGGGCACGCTTCAGTTGACGACGGGGACGGACTCGTGGCTGCACAGCCTATGGCACATCTCGGGCTCATTGGCGGCCGGGACGGCACTATTTTTCGCATAAGCACGTCACAAAAACGCCCGTTTTTGTGACAGTCTGCGC